ATGGCGGTTTTAAAACGCAGGCAAGGCGTCAGGAATCGGCGTGAGACTGACGGAATAGTAAAGAGCTTCAGAGCGACGAAGACCGTTCACGAAGCGTTAGGGATCGTTTGCGAGTTATTCGAAACGGAGAACTATCGCGAAAGAACGATCAATGATTATCGGAAGTATTGGTCGGAATTTATGGAAGTGGCCGGCATACAGCCGACGGATAACATAACGGACATTACGGAAGATCATCTGCGGTCCTATATATCAACGATGCTAAACGTACGCGATCTTTCACCAGTAACGATAAATATCCGTTTAGGCGGCATCAAATCGATTCTTAGCCGAATGACTAAGCGCGGTCTTATAAACGAGAATCCAGCGAAAAGAGTAACAAAGCTGCGGGTCGATGAAAAGACGATTAAGATGCTCACGGACAGTCAAGTACGGCGATTCTTTAAAATGATCGATAAGGATACGTTCCCAGGCTTTCGCGATTATGTAGCGTTCCTCATTGCGTTAAAATGCGGGCTTCGTTCGAATGAGCTTGAAGGGCTTAAGCCGGAAGATATCGACTTTGATAACCTCGTCATCATGCTACCAGGCGCGGTTAACAAGAACCGTAAAAATAGAATGGTACCGATGACTGAGCAAGTCGCAGAAGAATTGCGCCAATTACTAACGGAAATGACGGAGTATTTTGGTACATTTACGCATGTTTTCGTTAATCAGTACGGCGAGAAGATCGCGAAAGATCATTTGCGGAAAAGAGCTGCGAAGTACGGGGAAATGGCGGATTTAAAAAAGGAATGTCGACCGAGCCTTCATAGCTTACGACATACCTTTGCGATTAATTATTTAAGAAACGGCAGCGATATACGTTCCTTACAAAAAATAATGGGACACGCTGACCTCGCTTCGACGGAAATATATCTCGATTATGTAGACGATATCGTAATCGAACAGTACAGAAAAGCAAGTCGAAACGATACATTAAAGGTTTAAAACAAAAAAAAAGAACGCCATCCAGCGGAAATGAATCCGATAGATAGAACGTCCTGACCTACGTCTATTATATCGGAAAAAAGCGTACTTGTCTACGTTTATTTAAGTGCGCCAAAATTTCCGTCGGACAGGTGTCTCTTATCGAGGAGAGAAACCGAATGTACACGAAAGAAGCCTCTAAAATGGCGTCATTCCGTTCAGTGGACGAGCTTAACGGCGCCATCCGTACGCACATATACCGCAATAAATCCGACCTAACGCCTGCCGCAATCGAGGTTCTAAAGGTGTTGTCTCGTCATGCCGTCAAAACGCCGGGCGTGGCGTATCTGAAGCTCGCAACGATCGCAGAACTAATCGGCAAGCACCGCGTTACCGTTATTCGCTCCATTAAACGACTAATTAATCTCGGCATTATCCGCAAAGAAATAAAGTATCGGCCAGTATCCGGCGGCAACGGCGCCAATATGTACGTTATCCTGCCAGCGGTTAAAGCCGATGTTACCCCGTCCGTGTTACCCCGCCAAGACGCCGAAAAGCCAACAGAGACAAAGGCGGAAGTATCGAAACGGAAAGACGAAGCTGTTATTTCTCAAAGCAAATTAAAGTTACTACGTAATACGTATAGCGCGTTTAAATCGGCAGTCAATACGTTTATTAGTGACCGCAAGTTAACGAACAAGCTTTACGGCATTTATTTAGCGCATACGTCGTATTTAAAAGGCGTTTATGCTGCCGATACGCTTCAAGAAATCGGACTGGAAGCTGTACGACAGACATTTATCGCGACTAAAAGGAAAGCTATACGCAATCTTGCCGGTTACTATAGCGGTGTGCTGGATCGGATGCTCGACCGTTTGTATGCTGCGCGATTTGACGATTTAGAAGCATAAAAAAGACGCTGATTGTTCAGCGCCAGTAATTTATCGAATGCGGACCGTTTTGCAATCCGGACACATAACTAGTTTAGACGGGGTTCTATCGCGAGTTGTCGAGTTCAATCCTCTACTTTTCACAAGAAAAACGTAGTCCTTATCTGCCGCAATTGGGACAAAGCTTCGCTCGCCTTCTTCGAATCCGCAAGCTGCACATTTTATGTTTGCCATTAAAAACACCTCCCTATGCCAATTATATCAGCGTAGAGAGGTGTTGTGTGGAGGCTCGGTCAGTCACGGCGTTCGAACTGGACTACCTCTTCGATCGGACAGTCTAAGTATTCGCATATTTGCGCGATCACTTTCAAGGCAACAAACTCACCGGCGGTCATCTTCGCTAATGTTGACGAGGATATGCCTAAGTCATTTCTAAGGTCTGTTTTATTCTTCTTCCGTTTAGCAAGTGTGACTTCTAACGGATGGTATGTAGGTTTTAGGTTTACGATTTTTTCTTTTCTAGCCATATGTATCACTCCGCAAATATGTTTTGTCCTATTATATCACAAATAACCCGAAAAAAATATTCGATATATTAAACATTTTGTTCGATAAAGTTATTGACAGAGGGGCTGCAGGTGCGATATACTATGTTTAATAAGTCGAACAATTTGTTTGATTAACGAAAGGAGGACAGGAGATTGATTGAACTAATAACAAAGCTTTCCGTTATCGCCGCATCATGGCTAACCATTTTCAAACTCTTGTTAGAACTTAACAAGATGCGAAAAGAGACGAAAAGCAAAAAGCGACGCTCTCCCTCCAAGAAGCAACGTCGCAAGTGACTAAGACGGGGCGAAAGCCCTGGCTGTTCAATCAATTATACCACATATGAAAAAGATTAATACAATCGAAATTTTTCTAATCGTTGCCCTTTGCTTCTGGATCGCGAACATGAATTTCGCAGCACTTTCTGTTTTAGACTTCATCGGAATAGGCACCGCGGTCGTATATTGCGGGTTGATCGTGTGGAAGTTGCTGTCCCGATGAAAAACAAACCGGCGTTCGGCGGCAGCGCAGTCGTCGGACGTCACAAAACGAAAGGATGATCCATTATGACAAACGTTATTAAACAAAGCAGCCTTATTCCGGCTGAGTACGTTATATATGACTACGCAGGAGAAGGTGAGGACTTGCGGAAGGATAAACAGCTCGTTCACGTTGGCGGTAACTTGGCGATTGGGTATGAAGAAGGCTGCGGTATTATGCTTTACGAAATGGCCGGCAATCCTGGCGCATGGGAGATCGGAGACAATGATAACGTCTTACACGATGTATACGACGATGGGTGGCTCTCTGATGTACCGATCGAAAAGCTCGCAAGTATGTCGGTTCTTGAATTCATGCTTGCGGTTGCCGAAAGAAAAGCTCAGAAGAAGGCAGTATCGTAGCGATTCGACAAATTTGTAAACAATTGCCTCTAAAATTTTTGTGACTTTCGACATAAATCGACTGTAATATTCGTAATAATCAGTTATCATAGTAGTATAAAACGGGAACGTCTGTACGGTTTTTAACGAATGATAAGCTAAAGTTGAACAAATGTACAACTTACCGGATGACGGGCGATGTTCACCCCGTCAGCGACCTACTTAATCCTCCGGAATCCATTCGTACAAGTCGTCTATCGTCGAATTGATAGCGACAGCAATGGTTTTCGCGGTATCGAATCCCATCCGACGACTACCGTTGACATACTTAGATACGATGCTCTTATCGTACCCGGTTCGGTCAACGATGTCGGTTTGGGTTAGCCCGCGTTTACGGAGTAGGTCACGAAGTAGACATTTCCCACGTCGATACTTCACCGGTCTAAACACCTCCGCAAAGCTATATATCGGGCTTTACGAGGAAATTATAACCTATTGCCGTCAGTTTTTCTATTCGTTTCTGGATGTACAATCATTTCGAGGAAGAAGGGGAAAAGGTTGAAAAGTTTATCTGATGAAATTCTGAACTTGATTGAAGACAGCGATTTAAGTTACAAAGAGGTTGCCCACATGGCCGGAGTTTCTGCGCGTAGTATTTATGAAATAAAAAATCGTGGAACTATAGGTTTTATAACTATGCTCAAAATCGCCCAAGTCTGTAACGGCGCGGATTATCATGAAAAAATGACTAAATGGTGTCACTTACTTACCACCACTGAAGGTATAAAACACGCCTTTGAATACGCAGCAATAAAAAGAGATATCGCACTTTTGGGTGACTTGTTAGACAATGCAGAAGGCGACTATTCATTGAGTGCGTACTATGGGATTTACAGCTTAATTTATAAATTTATGAAGAAGGAGATTGCTTTCTTAGACTTGTACGATTTGCTTAAGCAGGTTCGAATTTCGAAGGATAAAAACCTCGCGATTATAGTGGATATCTACAAATGTTATTTACTCTATTACCAAAAGGACTTTCTAGGCATTCTTCAGATGGCAAATGTAATCGAAAAAGAAATACAAAACATAGGTCAAGACAGAAGCGCTTTTTTCAGACAATGCTATATATACCGGTTGGCGGAAGTGTTAATGCCGGTCCACTTGCATTTTAATAATTTTGAAGCTTCACGCAAATTTGCGAAAATTCTACTTTACAGTAATATCAGCAGCAAAACTATGTCGGATGGTTATTATTGTATTGGGATGACGTACTTGGGTAGAGATAAGGAGGTTTGTTTAAAGAGTTTAGAACGTAGTTACGAACTGATGAAGGAGATAGAACGTTCTGATTTGATTGAAGAATCCAGAATGCACTTAGAACTAGCACGCCTGTACTATGAAGTAAAAGAAGGGGCGTCCATTAAAGGTGTGGCAGGTTTTGCGGAGAGAATGCAATTTAAAAGTGATTCGGATTTCATAAAGTATTTTGAATATCGGTTAGAGAACTCACTGTCAAAACTCTATGAGGGTTATAAATACTTTTTTAGTCGAAAGAATTTCTTGTTTGCTAATTTAATAGCCGATGACCTTGCGTGTTTTGGAGTCGACTCAGCGCAAGTAGAGGCACTTAAGTCGATAAATCTAAATGAAAAGGTGGAGTTTAATTTTGAAGAAGAAGTTGTTAGCTGTTTTAGCCATTGGAGCCGTATTAATATCGCTCGGGTATCTTAACAAAAATGATCAGGCATCAACGCAAGAGGCGAAGTCTGAATTTAAAGTGGCCGAGATAAGCCCAGGGGCGTAGAAACAAACACTGCCCGCTGATAAAAATTGGCGGGCGTACTCATAATTTAAAAAACGTTTTGGCGAACGTAGTAAAACAAAAAGGCCGCCCTGTTGGCGCAGGACGACCCGATCAAAATCAGTTAGAAGATATGCAAGTACGATATCTACACTCTTGGCGGAGTAATCGTATTTGCCGTCTGCTGTTACTCTCACATAACAGCATTTTTCAAGCAACCAAAAAATAACCCGAAGGTTTAGTTACTTATTTTGTATTTTATCCGTTGCCAACGGATTTTACAAGGCGAACAGTATACGAACACCTTCGGAAAATTGAATGGAGGTCAATGATATGCCAGTCGATTTCGGATGGATATTTCAAATATCCGCAGTAATCGTAGTGTTTATCTTAGGCTGCATGGCATGGGCGGTTTGGAAAGAGGATTCCGACGCTCAAAACAACAACTTCGGAGGGTTCGATAATGAATAAATATAACGTTTCTCGATCAGCAGTAAAAAACGCGGTAGTTCGTCTTGGTCTTACAAATGCGCAGGCACCGAACGCATTAATTAAATATGCACAAGGGTCTTCATTCGTTTGGTTACTCGAATCAACAAGCGGTAGCCAAGCCGTTTACGACAACTATAACGAAAGAGTGCGCCTTGTAATCGCAGAGAACGGCACCGTACTGGACGTTTTCCCCATTGATTACGCGCTACAGTCACCGCACAACTTATCGGAAGAGGTTTGCCAATCGCTTAAGGAGTCGACTAAAAAGACTCTGATCGCGAAAAGAGACGAGATCCACCGCAAATGGTGCGAAGCTGAACTCGCTTTTCACGAAAATAGTTACGAAATAGCTAAAGTGCGTTTCGGATTAATTGACGCGAGTACCGACGAGGCTGCGGCGTTAAACAGCCGTTTAGCGGAGCTTTGCGCAGATAATAAGCGACTGCACGAAGATAGATCAGCACTTAGAAAAGAACGGACTGAAATAGAGCGTGCTCTTGTACCTTATATCTAAGATTGCGGACGGAACTAAAATTCGAGGGGGAAACGAAATGGAGAAAGTAAAAGTGAATCATCTTTGGTTGGTTGAGGACGGAAAGCGTTTTGAAGAAGAAATTGACGCAATTAATATCGGAAATGGGTACGTACTCATTATGACAAACGGAGAAGATAACGAGCATTTAGTCGTTTCTTTACTCACTGTATGAAGGTTTAAACGGACCGGAAATCGGATGGTTCTCGGAAGTTCACGAAGATGTGGCGTACACGGTGCCGGAAAGTGGCGTCATTCCTACGCTGGAAGAGGTTGCGGCCATGTCTGCGGTTGATCTGATGTTATTCCTTGCGGGAAAAGCGCGAAGGGAGGCGCAGCCAGCATGAGCCCATTCAAAGCAGAAAAAGTACGGGTAGTTCGACACGGATCGACAGATTTCCCATATAAAGAAACATACGACGCCTATCTCATCGCGGCAGATACGGTAGCATTGTGCGCATTTGATGCGCTGGGCGGCGGCAGGTTTGCGTTTTACGACACTGACGGCCTAACGCGAAAGAAAGACGGCTACCACTTATATGACGATGCGCACCCGGAAGCATTCGTATTCGAGTTCGCCAAGACGACGGAGGCCTTAGCAAAGCTTGACGGTCGCGAAATAGCCGATATGAGCGTCGCGCAGTTCATGCGATTGTTTTTCACGGGAGGCGAAAGTTGTGTATAAAGCAGGCGAAACCGTGCGATATTGGGGCGTTAAAACTGGCGGACTGACTTGGCTCTCATCTGAAGCGATGATCGGTAAGGTAATCGACTGGCAGCGCGAAAAACAGAGTTATAAGATCGAGGGGCGGTCGGGAACCGTCCAGGACGTTCCGGAAAGGTTAATTGACGGAGATTGCGAAGTTAAAGCCGGTTAAACGCCGGCTTAATTTTTTGTCCATTTTCCGAAGTACATACGCATCTATAAGTGAGGGAAGAAATTTTGCGAAAAGGTGTCCGTTTTGGAAAGTGACCTTGCAGTTATTTATGAAAAGATTGTGCCAATCCGGAAGTGTATACGCAGTTATATATGAGAGGTGAAAATTTTTTTGAAGCGTCTGTCCCACTTGTGGTAGGGTATACGAGGTTTTTGGTAAAAATTAGGATGTCGTAAAATCTAAGGTAGCCTACCCATTATATAAGTGTAGGGACAAAAACAAGAAAAAGTGTGCCAATCCGATACCTAACCTCGCAGTTATATATGAGGAGGTAAATTTGCGCGACATTTATTTGATGTGCATATTATCGGTTGTACTACTTCAGGTGTCGTAAAATCAGATATATATATATATCGATGGGGCTTTACTTTTGAAGAACGAAAAATCGGTGCCAATCCGGAAGTAGATACGCAACTTATAATGACGGAAGAATTTTTCGCTTAATTGTGCGGTTTAGAAAAGTCGCGGGTATTATCTAGTAGAAAAAGATTTATTCAGATGTCGCAAAAAGATAGAGGGAGTTATTAATTTTTGTAGACTTCTGTCACAAGACGGAACAATAAGGGAGGTTTTGATCATCATTACCAATGAGTTATTCGAATTAATAAGAAGGCATCAAAATATGACGCAGGAGGAATTTGCGAACTTATTAGGGATAAGCAGAAAGACAGTAAGTGCGATTGAACGTAACAAGCGTCCGGTATCAAAAAGAACAGAACATAAACTAATTCAAAAAGTCCCCATTTCAGATAGCCTTCTAAACTACAAAATGAGGCATGACAGTCTGAAAGAATTTATAAAAACGGAGGTAAGTCAATGAGTGCGAAATCTGAATACTGTCATTTTTGCAAAAAGAAACACCCTCTTCGAAGTATTGCAGATAACAAAGGAAATGAGGTGGCGTTGTATTGTACGAACAAAAGGTTGGTAGTTAAATCAGACATAGCGTTGTGGGACGGCGAGGACTTATACGGTAAACTTCGCGAGTATGTAAGGAGAACCGCAGACATTAGTAGCCTGAGTCGTATTAGGCCCGATAAAATCGAAGGTTTGGCGAAGAAGTTTGCGTACACCTACTGTAAACTGCCTTATGCGAAAGAAAAACGTTTGGATTATGCATTTACTCAATACCATATACAAACGATTATTGTCCGGTTAAGGTCAGAGCTGAGGGCTAAAGGGTGGGGAAAGAGTTTTTGATTTTGACTTAAGGAAAAACGCTAAAAAGATCCAATAATATCTTAACATGAAAACGGGAGGGGACGCAATGGGTTCAGCGACAAACAGACCGGACCAACACCGCAAATATGAAGCGGACTATAAACTGAATGATTCCGAGGGTATCCGCTCTCTATTGCGTGATTACCACAAGCTCTGTTATAGCCGAATAAATGGCGATTACGCGGCTTCAGATATCCTCCTAGACTTAGATGATGCGATAGACGCCGCGACGCTCACAGCGCTTCAAAAACGAGCTTTAACGTTAATCTATATCGAGGATCTTACACAAAGGGAAGCCGCCGCCGAAATGGGTATCGAGAGAAGCGTTGTATCAAAACACGTAACTGCTGCCGTAGATAAAATCGCAGAAATTTACGCATATTGGGCGGATAGAGGCGAAGGCTACTGCGTTAATTGAATCAAACCGGGAGTGTACCTGCCGCACTCGACGATTTAAACTATAAAACTCAAAAAACAGGGGGAATTTTTAATGAAAAAGTTTACTGAAATCGAACGCAATCTTATTACTGTTATCTTGGACGGACGTCGCAACGATTATAAAAAGGAGCATGATTTCGAGAAGGTGTTCGGTAGAAACGCAACCATCGATCTGACGGAGGGGCGTACCTTTTTACTGGATGAGGCACTGTTTGGCGTAGAGGGGCCTCCGGAAATCATTTACGACCTCTTATACGAAGTGGAGTGCGGCAATGTAAGCTATGACGTTATGATTGATGCGCTTGAAGCCGCAGTAAATGGCGATTGGGAGAACGTTCCGAGTGTCGAAGAAGCGATGCATAGGTCGGTTATTGTAGACAAGTTCCTGGACGAGCTAAGTCGCTATTACAATGCACTCCGGATGCTACTGGAGCACGGTTGCGAAGTTGAAAAGCTCAAACGCATCGATGATGAGATCATTTTGGCGCTCGGGGTGGAAAAGCAAGGTGAGAAAAGCCTTATGGAGTGTCTGGGCGACAATAAATCCTGCCAGAACACTGCGGTTCGAGTGTTCGAATCAGCGGACTTATCCTCCCTTTTTGAAACAAACTTCCAGACCCTGCGAAAGCTGATCAATTTGTTACAGGAGTTGGATGGGCATCTTCCGCAATCAGTTGAGTTCGACGCCTTTTCATGTGAATCAGTAGTATCTGATATGGCGTTTATAGTCTCTGGAGCAGATACTGAGTGGACAGAGTTTATGGAGAACGTAGGTGTTTCAATCTATGACTGTGATGCGGAGAATTACATTGAACAACTTAAGGAGATGATTGAAAGTCTATGAAAACTTACAAAATTGTCTATAAACCGGCGATAAAGCCGTTATTTAAGCTCGCCGACCCTTACGATATCTATGCGTTCCCAATGCCCGAATTTACCGGGTATGGGACGGCAACAGGCGAAAGGGAAGAAACGGTTACAGCACCCAATAAACAAATCGCGAAATCTATGCTCGCCTGCAGTATCATGTCAGAGCACCTAGGCGCCGGCTACGACAGCACACCGATCATTGTTCAAGCTCTACAGAATATCGTATCAATCGAGGAGGTGCGCGAATGAGTAACGTACTAGCGTTTGGTGGTGGAGGCGAACAGGAACAGCGCAAGCCAATGCCGAATGACAAAGCCGCGCTCTTAGATAATCCGCAGGGCTTCGAGGTTTACAACCGCGAGCTCATGCGGAAAGTCTTTCCGCGCTTGATTAACGAAGCCTATGACGTAGCTTATGCCGAATACAAACGTAAGCCGGAGATACGCGATGTGGTGGCGTTTTACTTTCTGCTGCAGTCGTATATTGACGGTAACTATACGCGCAGTGACGGCACCATCAACGACAGGTTCGGCGCTTGCTTCTTAAATTATGAAACTATCCAGCAACGATTGCGGATTGAAAAGCACCGAATCAATCTGCTGGCCGCGATCTTAGAGACGAACGGGATTATACGGACGACCGGACACTACGAAGGGACGAAGCGCTTTAAGTGGTACTTTCCGTCGTTCTGTCCGCACATAACTGACGATGGATATATCGTTAATGAAGACGGTGAGAAGATCGTGCCGGACTTCGATGTGTACCGGATGAGACGGCGCAAACGTTGATATGACGCTTCATGTGCGCAGGACACATTAACGGTGATGTGTACAGGACACACTACGGATGATGTGCGCAGGACACATTGTAAAAAGAGAAAGACGTAAAAGAGCAATTAGTAAAAGAGAAACAAATAATAGCGAGCCAAATGCTTACGCCTTTGACATCGCAGATATTAGTTATAAAGGATGTGTAAGTAGTTAAGTACCTTATCGCGATAAAGAACTTAATATATAAATATCTGCGTACACGAAGGAGCGAAAGCGACGGAGTGGGCGCTATTCTTTTATATTAAGAAATAATACTTATAAATGCACAATATACCCGAATAGTTATCTATGTATTATGAAAGGGTATATGCACACAATGTGTCGATATGCTGTCTTACGTTATGAGAACCGATATGCACATTATCGGGCTTTAGCTGTCTATACGTTATGAAGAAGGCTATCGTAAAGAAGGGCTGCCACTTACGGAAATAATACCGAGGCATCAGCCGCAAATACTGGCGCCTTTCTTTATGATGAGACTGCGTGATACCACACGATATGCCTAACGTGTTGCATACGAATAGGTGACGCTACTTATATATGTAGGAACTCGGTACAACCTAGGCGAGATTGGTAACGAAGTGTAACCGTAAATCAAGCACGGGCCCGGCGCGGACGAACCCTTTCGAAACTCACGGGGCTGGTCCGGTTGCCTACCGGTATATGCAATACCTTATACATCATAGGCGGCATACGGCATAGCCAGCACCCGTTGATCTAGCGCGGTTTCTCGAATGTATAAATGACATACGATTGATTGCGTTGTGTTAACGAGGAGGAACGCCGGTATACCAACGATCGTCAATCAATTCGAATGTAACTCAATTTACTTCTGTTAAATTCATTATTCAATAATACGAATAAAGTATTCATTTGCAAAAATCCGAATTTGAAAAAGGCCGAGCCCCCCCAAGCCGCCCCAAAATGCCCCGGAAATCAGGCGAATAAAACTGCCGCACATTTTTTCGAACTCGGGGCGTCAACTAAACGGAGGTGATCGCGTTGTTCATTCAGGTTCAACGGCTGACAGACGACCAGAAGGCGCTATTAACGGAAAGGTTCGCGGAGATGCTCGAAGGAGACGGCGCGATAAAGATCACTGTAAATTGCGGAAGACCCTCCATATACGACATGGTAAGTAGAACGACGAGCTTCGAAATCATCGAATCGATTACGAAATGATAAACGGAGGCGTAGGCGTTGCCCCATAAATGCGACGTTTGCGAAAAAGATTGCGAAGTAGAATACGATGATATTAACGATCGTCATATGTGCGAACGATGTTGGGACGAATATTACGAGTCTTGTTATTATGGCGGCTTAACATAACGATTCTGTCACGAAATTAAAACGTCACAGCCGTTTTAATCCAGCCGGAGGGTATTCGGTAGGGCGACGGCTAGAAGCGCTAATTCTCGAAAGGAGGTGCGTAATATGACCGAGGATATTATCGCACTGATGCTCCGGATCGAAACACTATATCCTATAACGTTTGAAACGATACAACGTTCTTTAGCGCATTTAAAAGCGTCTAATTGCGCCTGGTCTGACGAAGACATAATCGAAGCGCTTGGCCGATTAGCATATCACGGATGTACCGGTATTGATGCGAGTATCAGAATCGCGAGAATTGCGGAGATACACGAATATAGCGCAGTAAAGAACGGTTTACACGTGTCACTTGAAACGCTAGGTGTAGACGAACGGTCAGCGCCTCCTCTCGTATGGTATATCTGCGGTAGGTAGCTCCGCATTCCCTCGTCTTAGGGACGCTAAAATAATAAAGACGCTATACCCGTCCTGACTGCGGATAGATATAAAGCAGTCGGCTACCAAACGCCATCAGAACGAGGCTTCCGCCAACACGGCGGCGGTCTTTTTGTGCTTGCGTTTTACTGATCAGCCGGAATGTGCTTCCGAGCCTTCCGGTAACGCTAGCGCACCCACCGACACGCCTCTTAACAATGCGGACCCCGGTCGGTGTGGCAAATAGGGGCGCATGTTCCTCGGCGGCGATGCGGTCTCCAAAACCGCGTGGGCAGGTTCGATCCCTGTCGCCCCTGTAAAAGCGGGTTTCACGTTGAAGCGCGCTTTAAATAACGAAAAGGAGACGATGTGAATGGCGGACAAACGCGTATCAGACGAAATTAACGTAAAAGTAAACGTAGAGGTATCCGAAGCCATAACTGGTCTCAAAGCGCTTCAGCGCGAAGCGAAGGCGGCGACCAAGGCGTTGGCTGAGTTGCGGGAGGAACAGGTGCGGTTCCTAAGTGATTTCGATTCAGCCGATCTAACGAGAGAACTTTTGTGCCAAGGCTACAGCAAATAAAAAGCACCGCAGGCGAAAAGCCCCGATGCTTAAAGGTTAACATTCGCGTATACTTCATCGATTCGGTCCTGGTTAATACCGATATAACGAAGCGTGACTGACTGCTTCGAGTGATTGAAGATCGATTGTAAAAGCGAAAGGTCAGTGCCATTCTTATACGCATGATATCCGAAGGTCTTACGTAAAGAATGGCAGCCGATCGTACCAAGCTTTTCCGAAAGGCCGGCACGTTCAACTGCTTCGTTTAGAATGCCATAAGCACGTACCCGGGTAATGGCTTTCGAACCCTTTCGTGAAGGAAACAGCCAGTCGTCGTCAGCAGCTTCGGCCGGAATCAATTCGGCAGCGGCTTTTTTGATCGCGGTGTTGAAAAAGAATCGTTTTGACTTCTTCGTTTTACCTTCCGTAATCGTAACGAAGTCCTTACCGCGAATATCACCGACCTTTAGCGCGAGAATATCGGAAATACGTAGTCCGGAGTTAATACCGATTGTAAATAGCAAAAGATCACGCCCACGAAGGGCTTTTTTTATTGCGTTTATTTGGCGTTTTTCTCTAATTGGTTGGACTTCGTTCATCTGAATATCACTCCGTTTTCAATATGTTAAATTCATGATATCGAAATTGTTCAATTATGTCAAATGAAAAAAGGAGGCAGCCAATGGCGTACATTAACGATCAATGGCTTGGCCGAGAAGAGCGCCAAAAGCGAATAGATTTAATTACCGATCGTGTGCGGAAATTGGTTGCGCTCATCGAAGCTGGAAAAGCTACCGATCATCATATCGATACTTTTCGAAAAGACAAAGACGAACTCATTAAATTAAAACGAGTACATCGCGCGGAAGTGGATATGCTCTATTTCTTTTACGAATATTTCTCCGAGGCGAGGAATCCTGGAAATCCGGACAACTTAGTTCCGACTGCTACGGTCGATATGGAACAAGCGCCGGATTTCCACGTTAAGTTATCTCGTATCCTCGATACGGTTTCTAATACTAACCGGACAGCGCGAATCGCTTGGGCGGCGAGTCGGGGGCACGCAAAGAGCGCATACCTATCAAACTCCTTTCCAGTCCACGAAATAGCTTATCGCAAAAGAAAAATGATCTTAATAATTTCGGAGACAAATGCGGGTTCCAAGAAATTCATTAAGTGGGTCGCCAATCAGTTAAAGTACAATATTAAGCTGCGCGAAGACTTTGGCGTTCTGCTACATGAGCAAAAGACACGGAACGAAAAGGATAGCGAAGAGGCGTTTTTGACTACGAATGGAATCAAGATGGAAGCCACGTCACTCGGTACGCAGATTCGCGGATTCCGTAACGGATCACAGCGCCCGGATCTGATAATTCTTGATGACTTGGAATCGCGAGACTCGAATAACACGCCGGAGCTACGCCAAAAGGCGAAAGACTGGCTAAACCAAGACCTAATGCCGGCTTACGATCCGACACAGACTGCCGTTATCTTTATGGGAACGCTAGTGCATCACGATTCCCTTTTAAATTACGTTCTAAATGAGCGTCGTGACTTCATAAAAAACAAGTTCCCCGCAATCGTTTCGATGCCTAAGCGCGGAGATTTATGGGCGGAATTTGAGCGCATTTACAAGGAGTATGAACCAACGGACGAAGAGCTCGCGGAAATGGAGACGGCAGAGGAAGAAATGCCAACACCAAACGCCCGAGCAGCGCTTGATTTTTACGAAGCAAACCGAGAGGCAATGGACGAGGGCGCCGAGGTTCTTTGGCCGGCCCGATTCCCTATAACGCATTTAATGCTCGAAAAAGTAAACTACGGGACTAAAGCATTCAATACCGAATTTATGAATAATCCAATCGACGAAGACTCTCAGGTATTCAAACCGGAGTCTTTTTATTATTACGACGGAATTGATTTCACCGAGGACAAGTACGACTTTTATAGCGGAATCGACTTCGCTATGGGTAAGGAACGCGGAGATTACTCGGCAATAGTTACTATCGGGAAACACAAAGCAACCGGCAAGATATACGTGGTCGACGCGTGGGGCGACCGAGTGCATCCGGACGTTTTCTTGCGTGTAATAGCCGACAAAGTTCGGAAGTATCAGCCGACTAAGATAGCGGCCGAGGCACAGATGGCGCAGGAGTTTTTTATCGATACATTAAGGCGCGAGCTGCAGATCGAAGGATATCCGGCGCATTCACGCGTTAAGAAGATAGTACAAAGGTCGCGCAAAGAGCTCCGTATCGAGGCACTTTTGCCGGAAATAGAAAACGGAACAATCGTTTTTAACCGTGGACATGCGCTTTTATTAGAGCAATTAGAACGATACGGTTCGAGGTGGAACGATGATCTACCGGATGCGTTAGAAATGGCGGTATCTATTTCGAAACACACAAAAAGCCCAATTCGGATGAAACCGAGTTGGCTATAAAGGAGGCGATAACTACATGTCAAGACTAAAGGAACTGGAATCAAAGCTTACTGTTCAGCAGAGAAAGGCGGCGCAGCTACTTGTCGAGAATGACGTAATCGCGGCAGCTTCCGGTGAGAAAAAGAGCCAGGAGGAAATAGCAAAGGAAGTCGGCGTCGACAGGATCACGACTTATAGATGGCGGCATCAAAACGCGACATTTATCGAATATATGAACCTACTAGCTGACGATATGCTTTCATCTCATCGCGCAGGTGTTTACGGGCAGCTTTTAAAACTAATCAACGGCAAACAGCCATCAGTTAAAGCGATCGACTTGTTTATGAAGCGTTACGGACTACTTACGGAGAAAGTTCAGACAACCGCGGGTCCGACCGAACCGAGCAGTAACGCGGATATCGAGAAGGAAATCGCAGAATTAGGCGAGATATTGGGCGAAAAGGAGGAATAGCGTAATGGGCGTTTTAGATTGGTTTAAACATCGCGGCCATGATCCAGACGAATGCCTGCACGTTAAAACGTACGGCATTATTCGAGAAGGAGCGCAGTTCCCGCCCGCAGACTCAATTGAGCGTCTGGCGAAATATAAACGAGCAAAAAAGTTCTTCGATGGGAAGCAAAGGGATCTATACGAAAGAGCCACGCACGTTCTTAAAGGAACACCTCATGCGGATCAGCTTGAAAAGCTTTATATCGCGATTAACTTGGCGGATATCCTTGTTACAAAGCCGGCCGATCTACTCGTAGGAGAGCCCGTTAGATTTGAGACGGGTAAGCCGGATACAAGCGAAGAACAAAAAGCGCTTAACAAGTACGTTGAAGAAAATGACGTTAATCAGTTAATCCATGAAAGTACAGTGTCTAACGGGTATAGAGGCGATGCGTGGTTTAAAGTTCGCTACGGTTATCGACAAGACTTTTCCGAAGTTAAGAAGTTAGGCTTGATCGATGGAGATGCGCCGCCGGGCGTTGAAATGGAGCCGATTATTGAGCACGTTAACGCAAATTTTGTTTTTCCGGAAACGTCAGACGGCAACGTGAAAACACTAAAAGCACTGAATATCGCGCAAGTTCAATGGGTGGAGACTGAAACCACTGAAATTCCTTACTTACTTGTCGAAAGGCATATACCGGGATATATCTTCTACTCGAAGTACCGTCTTTACGAGAATGGTTACGATAATTCTACCGGAACACCTATCCAGGTATTTAGAATTGGCGAATTAATCCCTGACGGAGTAGAGACGGAGTACGAAGAAACCGGCCTAACTCATATTCCTGTATTTCACGCACCATATAAGAGCGTAGATGACTCGCTCTTTGGGATCGGCGTCATAGAAAAGCTTGAAACTGTGTTGTCCGCGATAAATGATCGGCTTGTTCAGATCGACTATATCTTATATAAGCATAGCGATCCCGTTGCATTCGGTCCAGACTTAGAAGGCGATGGCGATTCTATCCAGTTCGGCGGCAGATATATTCCAGTTACGAAAGAGGATGCAACCCCCGGTTATATGACGTGGAACGGTCAATTAGACGCGGCTTTTAAAGAACTCGATATTTTATTCAGTAACGTTTTCCAAATGGCAGAGACGCCGCAATGGCTGTTCGGAACTACAGTTTCCGGAGAAAGCGGCGCCGGGACCGGAACATCACATACAGACGGCGCAGCAATAGAGGCCCGATTTATGCCGATTCTTTCGAAAGTTAAGCGAATCCGTACCCACTATGACAAAGCGATCAGAGATGCGTTATGGACGTGTATGTTATTCGATAAACAACTCGGTGACCTGAAAGTCGCAGAGGCAGTATATCCTAAAGCGGTTTGGAGCGACGGTCTACCTAAGAGTGCGAAAGAACTTGCGGAGATCATGCAAATACGTACCGGAGGCAAGCCGACAATCGACGTCAGAACTGCGATTAAGATGCAAGACGATGTCGATGACGAAAAAGCTGACGAAACTATTCGCCGTATTGAAGACGACGAGAAATCAGCAAACGGTTTTGTAGACTCGTCTATATTCAATGGAGAGGCTGAAGATCCGGGCACCTCCACAGACGAGCAGACGGAAGATCACGACAAAGCAAAATATCCCGAAGAAGTCCCGAAAGTAGATGACGAATAATGCCGCAAGTTCCCGAACCCAATTACGATTATCAAACGGATCAATTGGCTGCCCTTTATCAGAGTGCGATACGGGATATCTTAGCCGAGCTCGACCGAGTAGACGTCAGTAACTTTCAGAGAGCAAACGCGACGGCGACCCTTAAATCGATCAGCGAAATTCTAAGCGAATTAAACAAAGAGTCTGCCACATGGGTCAAAGAAAACGTCCCGAAAGCAGCAAAAGACGGAATAGTAAATACGTTACTATCTCTCGAAGTTGCTGCGAGCGTTTCAGAAGCCCAAAAGATCGTAGCTTTTAACGAAGTAAATGACGCGATGGTGGCCGCGGCGGTAGCAGATACACAAGCGGACCTTTTGGCCGTTACGCAGAACGTTGACCGAAAGACACGCGCAGCCGTTAGAAAAGCCGTATCTGATTCGATGCGGTATAACATGGCGCGCGGTACTAACGGGCGGCGAAGCATAACCGAAGATGTCAGAAAAGCACTTCAAAACTCGGTTACAACTGGCATCATTGACGCGCGAGGAAGGCGCTGGAAACCTGAAGTTTATTCGGAAATGGTAGTTCGAACAAAGATGATGGAAACTTATCGCGAAGCAAATACGAATGAGGCGGTAGGGCGCGGTGTTTATTACGCGCAGATATCATCGCACGGGGCAACGGATCTTTGCCGTAATCACGAAGGTCAAATTATTAAGCTGACGGAAGATGCGCCAGGCAACTATCCGACCTATGAAAGTCTGAAAGCGACTGGCGAGATATTTCACCCCCGATGCAAGCACGTTTTTTCACCTATAAGAAATCCTTAAGAGCGCCTATATTGGGCGCTTTTTTATATCGTCCGAACGTTAAGACGTTAAACGAAACGGTGCTTATTTAATAGGCGACGGCCTTAAAACGGTTGGAGGACGAGTATGAGCGAATCAAAACTTCTTCGATTGAACAGTCTTCAGTTTTTCTCGGAGCCGACAGAACCCGCAGCAAGCGAACCCACTGAACCTACAGCGGCCGCAGGATCAGAGGAAACACCGCCGGCAGAAAAAACGTTCACCCAGGAAGAGCTTAACAGAATCGTAACTGAACGGGTTGATCGCGAGAAGAAGAAGTATGCAGACTATGAGGATTTAAAAGCTCAATTAGCTGCGTTAGAAGACAAGACAAAGGCGGACAGCTCGGCTTTAGAAAAGTATGCCGAAGTCGAAGCGCGAAAGGACGCCCTAGAAGGAACGCTAACCAAGCTATTTGATTCCAAAATTACGGGCATCCCGGAAGAGTTTCATGATCTTATCCCTAGCGACGGCCCTATCGAGCAGCGGCTAGATTGGGTTGTAAAAGCTGAAGAAAAAGGGCTATTTGCCCCTAAAGCTAAGACGCCGTTAGGAAAACCAAGTAACCCGCAGCCAGATACAAGCGAACACCTATCCAAATTATCACCACGCGATCTAATCAGAAAAGGATACGCGAAAAACCAGTAACCCATATAAAACCAAAGGAGTGTTTATTTAAATGGCAATCTCATTAGTGGAATCAGCAAAACTAACCCAAGACGCACTGAAGAAGGGTGTTATTACAGAGTACGCACAGAACTCAGCAGCATTGGAGATCTTACCGTTTATCGAAATGGAAGGTAACGCGTTCTCTTATAACCGTGAAGGCGCACTGCCTGGTATCGATTTCCGTGCAGTAAATGAAGCTTACAAAGAAAGCTCAGGAACAGTAAACAACCAAGTCGCTCGTTTAGCGATTCTCGGTGGAGACGTAGACGTTGATAAATTTATCGCTCAAACAAGAAGCAATATTAATGACCAACGAATGGTACAAACATCTCTTAAAGTAAAAGCATTTGCGCGGTTCTTCGAAAAGAACTTCATTGACGGAGATGTAGGAGCCAACCCGAACGGATTTGACGGACTGAAAAAACTTACTACAACGGTTGTAGACGCCGGCGAGAATGGTAATCCTTTAACGCTCTCAATGCTTGACGAGTTACTAGACGCGGTCGATGGCGGCCCTAATGTTTTGTTGATGTCTAAGGAAATGCGAAGAAATTTAAAGGCCCTCATCCAAGCCGAAAACGGATACTTTGAAACAGACGGATACGACGCGTTTGGCCGTCCTGTATTAATGTATGGTGGCGTCCCTATCCGTACTATCGGCAAAGATACAAACAACGCTGAAATTCTCGGATTTAATGAAACTCAAGGAACTTCTGCGGACACTGGATCTATCTACGCGCTCCGCGTTGACGAAGCTGACGGCGTTGCGGGTATCACTAACGGCGGCGTTCAAGTATACGATCTAGGCGAGCTGCAACAAAAACCGGCTTACCGTACACGTATCGAGTTTTACGCTGGATTAGTTGTTCAGAACTCTTCATCTGCGGCTCGTCTTAAAGGTGTACAACGTAAAATCTAATCGCAGTAACTAACGGGGCGGCATAGTCCGCCCTATTCTTTTAAGGAGGAAAGATAATGAAATATAAAATCCAAGCCCCAAACGAGCATTATAACGGCATTACTGCGGGCGTTTCTTTTTCTTCCGGCGTTGCTGAAGTCGAGTCGAAAGAAGTACGGAACGAGCTCGTAAATAATTTCGGATACAAAGATATTAGTCCGGAGGCTAAGGCGCCTAAGAAACCCGCACGTAAATCCTCCGACAAGTAAAAAGGAGGCTGCCGGAAATGGCGTTAAGTTTAGAAGCTGCAAACGAATATATAAACCGTATGACTATAGATAACGAAGATTGGAACGATTATGAAGACGAAAAAAGAACCCGAATCCTTAACGTTGCTGAAGACGTACTCAAACGAAAATATCTCGATAACGATTACGTTATCCCGGATGATGCGGTGTACGAGTTCGCCAACGTTTTGGCAACGGCTTATAACGATACAAACCGTTTAAACAAGCACGGTATCGCATCGTTTTCTATTACGGGTGTCGGCTCGTTTACCTATAAAGAAACCTTACGTGCAGATGATGAGGCGCTTATTCCCAAAAAGACGTACGACCTTATCGGAGAAGCAAACGGAGTAAAGCTTGGCGGCCGTAGAGCAAAATGGACGGTGATGTAGATGCCGATCATTCCTATGCGTCAGATCGTACACGTAAGTCGCGATAGTTCGTCAGAGTTGGATAGATGGGGAAACCCGAAAGTGCCGAAAAAATTCGAATTGAAATGTCGGATAGACGAGGGTTCCAACATCGTATCCTCACGGACGTCGGGCGTAGTTAAAGGCGAGGAAGTCGTATCAACTGCGCGTATTCTTATCGATAAGCTGGCTGACGTGAAATACCAGGACGTTCTATCATTCACTAACGAGTTAGGCGAAACTGTCCAGCGGAAGCCGAAAGAAATTAATGTTCGCAGAAATATCGGAGGAAAGCCAATTCTTACGGAGGTCATCCTATGAGTTTTACACTTGATGCGGGCGACTTTCTCCATCGGCTTACCGAAGAAGAATCAAACGTAACACAGGCAGCAAAGACCGCAATGTACGACAACGTCGATGATCTCGCAAGGATTGCGCAAAACATAGCTCCGATCGATAAGGGAACGTTGCGTCGAGGGATGAAAAAGAAGGTAACACTTAAGCGAAAAAGCATTATCGGTGAAGTCTCGTTTTCAGCAAAGGACAAAGGCTTCAATTATGCCGTATGGACACACGAAGCCGATTATAATCTCGGTCCTACCTCGGCTGCTGCCGGAGGGGCGGACGGATATTCAGTCGGCAATAAGTACCTGGAGCGCCCATTAAAAGGTGAGGCACAAAAGTACATCGATAACATAGCAAACGCAGTGAAAGGGGCGTTGTAATGCGTTGAAGATACTCGAATTAATCTCGTTTATAGAAGCGCGAGTTGACGGCGTTTATTACCCGAACCGTTTTCCGCGTGAAGCAGTTGACGAATGTATCTCGGTTAAATTGACCGGAGGCTTTCCTCCGTCACAGTGGACCGGCAAGAAGCAGCCGTCTTTTCAAATTCTTGTACGTGGTAAAGCCGCCGGTGATGCTGCCTGCGAGGATAAGGCGTATGAGTTATATGGTGCCTTGTGTAATTTACGCGAAGTCACTATCGGAAATGATTCGGTAGTTATCATACGCGCGACAAACTCGGAACCGTTATTTATAGGTTATGACGACAATGATCGACCTCAATATTCGTTAAATTTTGATTGCGTTGTGCGCCCTTAATCGGGCGCTTTTTTATTGCGAAAAATAAGGAGGAAAACAAATGGCAGGAATTAGAACGATTAATGTTCCGATTGGCCCGGCTATCGTAGAGTACGGCGAAGGCGCGGACATGGTGGTATTTGATATCACTAAGGGCGGTATCAACTTTAAGGCACAAATGTCGAAGCAAGACACCACGGTAGATCAGTACGGGGATTCCGTTGTTAAGTCGACAACAAAAGGTGGAACAGCAGAGGTTACGGTACCTTTCGCGCTATATGATCTCGATAAACTTAGCGCAGCAATCCCTAATAGTACCCTCGTCGTTGACGGCGCAGACCCTACGAAGAAAAAACTCGTGGTAAGTGGGAAGGCCGGCCATGACATGCTTAAAGACGCGAAAAAGCTCGTTATTAAGCCGATTGATCCGGAGGCTACTGCGAACGATTGGATCACGATTCCACTTGCGGGCGCTATGACCGATCTCGAATATACCTACGATTCCGATAACGAAAGGATTGCGAACCTTACTTTCGTAGCTTATCCGGACACTCTAGGAAACGGCGACCTTTACATTCTTGGTGACGAAACGGCTGACGCTGCAAATACGGCTCCTTCAACAGGGGCGTGAACATAAGGCATCGCTTAATTGCGGTGTCTTTTTATATTTAACGAAAAGGAGCGAGTTGATTGGGTATTTTCGGTCTTAAAAAAGCGATGGACCAAACGGATAACAAAATGAGCCTCGGCGAAAAAACGGTCGAGATTCCGAAATTAACGCCGGCTAAATGGAAGCAACTATTCGGAACAGTAGATAAGATCCCAGGCTTGGTTCTTCAAGTGTTAACCGCGGAGAAAAGCGATTTTTATGCTTACCTTATGAGCGCAATCGATATCGGATTAGATGAGCTAGTCGATCTCGTAGCAGCTCTTAGCGACGTAGAGGCGGATTATCTTAAAGACGAAGTTGGGACAGACGAAATTGTGGAGTATTTAGTGCGAACAATTAAGAAAAATCGATTAGATACGCAATTAAAAAACCTAAAAAGCCTTCTTCCGAGCCCTCAAAAGTAAAAGAAGAAGGCGATAAGTACACAATCGACGATTATCTCATAGAAGCTGCGATTAACCTTGGCGTTACTCAGCACGAGATTGAGCACGAGTATTACATGGTAGATATACCGAAGTTCGTGCGACTTAACAACAAAAAACACGCATTAAAACGGATTGAAGAAGTACGCATCGCCTTAGCGACAAACAGCAGGGCGAGCGATGAGGAAGAATACAAGGCGCTTATTCAGGGCTTAACGAAAACCGCTGATATTCGCGCAGAAAATAGATTCGATCGGGAGAAATTTGAACAATTACGTTCATTTACGGGAGGGAGGTAACTAAATGGCAGGAGCAACAGTCGGAGAGATTCGCGCCCGGTTGGTACTCGATTCACAGGAGTTTAGCAACGGAGCCAATCGCGCACGACAAGAAATGGATCAGATGGGTCGTTCATCCGCGAGTCTTTCGAGTCAAATGGGCCTCGTCCAAAAAGCGGCGCTTGCCGTAGGTGGCGCAGTAGCGACCGGAGTAGGCGCGGCAGCAACAGCGGCAGCCAATTTCGAGCAGCAGATGAGCGCAGTAAAAGCCGTATCGGGCGCGTCAGAATCGGAAATGAAAAAGATGACCGATCTAGCGATTAAGCTCGGAGAGACAACGTCATTCAGCGCAACAGAAACGGCCAAGGCAACAGAAGAGCTCGTTAAAGCCGGTGTTAGCGTAACTGACATTATTAACGGTGGTCTGTCCGGTGCGCTGGACTTAGCTGCGGCTGGGAACATCGAACTTGCTGACGCGGCAGAAATCGCATCTACAGCCTTAAACGCGTTTAAAGACGACAATATCGAAGTTGTAGACGCGGCAAATATCTTGGCCGGTGCGGCAAACGCTTCAGCAACGGACGTAGGCGAGTTGAAGTACGGACTTTCTCAAGTATCTGCAGTAGCTTCCGGAGTCGGTATGTCGTTTAAGGATACTTCGACGGCATTGGCAGTTTTCGCACAAAACGGAATTAAAGGAAGCGATGCCGGAACGTCACTTAAAACGATGCTCGCGAATTTACAGCCGACCACAAAAGCACAAACCGAACTATTCTTTGATCTCGGATTAATGACTGAAGATGGGACTAACAAATTCTTCGACCAAGCTGGCAGTCTTAAAAGTCTTTCGGATATCGCAGGCATTTTACAGCAGTCGATGAAAGGCATGACTGATGAACAACGCCAGTGGACGTTACAAACGCTTTTCGGGTCTGATGCAGTACGTGGCGCGACGATTCTCTACAAAGAAGGCGCTAAGGGTGTAGACGAAATGTGGAAAGCGATGTCTAAAGTAGCTGCGGCAGACGTTGCGAAAACGAAACTCGACAACCTTAAAGGATCATTTGAGGAATTTAAAGGCGCATTGGAAACGCTTGGCATCAAGATCGGAAATGAGTTTTTACCCGCATTCCGTCAAATTGTAGACAGCGGTACCGCAGTCGTTCGCGTATTCAGCAACTTAAATCCAGGCGTTACGAAAACCGGTATTGAAATGGTCGGCGCTGCCGCCGGTATTGCGTTGGTCGCATCGTCAGCCGTTAAGCTTGCGACAGCCATGCGTGGTCTATTTATTGCGATGGGCCCTACCGGATGGGTTATCACAGGGCTTTCGATTCTTGGTGGCCTTTTAGTCGGCGTCAAAGAGGGCTATGATTCGATGAATACGGTTAGCCTCGAAGCAGCGAACGCCAAGCAAAAGGAAATCGACTCCTTAAACGGGTTGATAACCGAATTCGATAAGCTTCAAGCTAAGACGAAACTAACTTCGGACGAGTTTGCGAGGTACCTCGACATTAATGACCGTCTGAAGAGCGAAACAGATCCGCAAGCCATTGCACGACTGAAAGACGAACAAGCAGGGCTGAAAGATAAGTCCGGCCTTACTAATGCCGAATTTAAACGATTCCTCGAATTAAATGACGAGGTTATTAAGAAATCGCCGGACACCGAAGCCGCAATTAGCGGTCAGGGTAACGCGGTTGCTAAGAATACAAATGCGCTTAAAGCATTGAACGCAGAGAAAGCGGAAGAACTGCGTTTGGAGTTAGAGAAGCAAAAGAACCTCGCGGAAAAGAACTACGATAAGAACTTAGAAAGACAGAAACAGCTACAAAGCGAGATAAACGAGTTATCGAGACAGCGGAGCAAGAGCGAGGGCGAGGTCGCCAACCAAGTCGCGATCGTCGAAGCCACAGAGCAGAAGCTCCGTGAAGCTAAACTAGCCGGCAACGCTAAAGAGGTTGAGTCTTTAGAAACTGTATTAGGCGTTCAAAAAGGTACTTTATTAACACTTCGCGGCCAATTAGATACAACACTTTCTAAGATTTCTGCAAAGAACACAGAACTCAATAAGGTTAACGAAGAGATCGGTAAACTCGACACTGTTAAGCAAAAAATGGTCGACCTCGAACTTCGTCAAGTTGGACTGAACGCGAAGAAAGGCGAAGGCATAAAGGTCCTTAATAGTGAGATCGCAAGATTAAAAGACGCCAGGGCGAACCTCGTAAATAACACTTCAGCAGCGGACAAGAAAAAACAAGAATATCGCAAATCATTAGCTGCAATCGATAGTGAAATCGCTAAGCTACAAAGCGCAAAAGGACGCGTCCAAGAGATCACGGGAGCAGCCGAACAAATGAACGCCGCCCTAAGCAAAGATATTACGAAACGGATTACGACAATTACGACGGATGTTTCGATGAAAACAGAACGGGCAGTCAGTCGCGGAAGAGGAAACGAAGGTACTTACCACGTCGGGGGTATCGTCGGTGTCGGTCAAATTAACAAACTGCATACCGGAGGTCTCGCATCTAAATTCGTAGATCGGCCTATGAGCCACGAAGTGGATATTCGCGCACTTCGTAACGAAATGGTGCTAACCGAAGCACAGCAAGCAAACCTTATGCGAATGATCGACGCGGGACACACCGCAGCCATGAGCGGAAATCCAGCGGTGTCGGCCGATGTACTTCGCGCGCTAGTTTCGATCGAGCAGGCAGTACGCGATAGTAACGGGCAGGTTGTCGTAATGGATTCGGAAGCGGTCGGTCGATTAGTTGCGCCGCATGTTAGCCGCGCACAGCAAGACGATATCGATATGGCGCTTCTGACAGATGGGAGGTACTAGCGATTGAGTAATACGGATTTCATTAAGAAAATCGCCCCGGATGCGCAGAAAATGTATAAGAACTACAAGATACTCGCGAGTCTAATAATTGCGCAGGGCTGTCTCGAAAGCGCGTATGGAAATAGCGGCCTTGCAGTTGACGGCAAGAACTTGTTCGGTATGAAGGGCGAATATAATGGCCAATACGTGATTATGAAAACGTGGGAAGTTATCGACGGTCGGAACGTACAAGTCGACGCCAAATTTCGGAAGTACCCGTCTTGGTCCGAGTCAATCCAAGACCTCGCAAATCTTTATTTAAAGGGTACGAGCTGGGACCCGAATCATTATAAAGCGGTCGTCGGCGAAACAAACTACAAAAAAGCGACGGCAGCGTTAGTAAGTGCCGGTTATGCGACCGATCCTTCATACGCGACTAAGCTTAATAACATCATAGAAACGTATAGTCTGACGAAGTATGACACATTGGTATCCGAACCTACAACTACGCCGACACCGGCTCCTTTACCGTCGGTTGTAGTTCCGGAAGAAATCGAAATAGACGTCGATGCTTATTCGAACGACATTAAAGTCGATCCATCGGCTAACGTACCGATCACGGACGGGAACTTCCGTATCCAATACAAAAACGGAACCGTTATAGATATGGCGCGAAACCTTTCGGTATTGGTCCGAAGCTTTAGAATTAGCTCGCCTGATCCGGATATTGAATACGAAACAATCCCCGGAAGAAACGGATCTCTTAGAATGGGGAAAACGTATGGGAATCGCACTATAACGGCTGATTGCGTGTTTTTTGGTACAGATAATACGGACTATCACTTGTTGCTAGCCGAGCTTTTTCACGCGTTATATAAAGACGACGAGTATTTTTTAATCTCGGAAGCAACTCCTAAAAAGCGTTGGCGCGTCGAATTAAATTCGTCCTTTACTCCGGACAGAATGGGGAGCACCGGCGAATTTACTCTTACGTTTGTAAGTACGTCGACCTATTGCGAATCGGTTGCGACAACTTTAAGCGCATTTACTTTCGATTCTGATATGTGGCAAATTGGCGAAGGGCTTACCGAGGAAACCTTTAAATACAAGCATAGCACTAATACGTTCAAGATTTACAACGCGGGAACGGTTCGAATAGACCCGCTAGAGCTGCCGTTAAATATCTCGTACAAAGGTGCGTCTAACAAACTAGAGATATATAACAAAACAACTGGAGATAAGTGGACGTACTCGGGTACATCTTCAGCGTCCGATACGATTAAATTAACTGGCGTTATAGCGCGAAAGGGAAGTACGAGCATATTCGGAAATACAAACCACGGACTTATAACGCTTGCACCTGGCTGGAACGAATTTATACTCGGCGGCACCTCCGGCAACTTCGAGATTACGTTTGATTTCCGGTTTTATTATTTCGCATAAAGGAGGTGGGACGCATGACATTACTCGTAAAAAGCCTCGCAGGGCAATTCGAAAGGCTGACCGATTATAACGTCACCAAGAAAGACACTATTGATAATGAAAAGACTATATCCGCGACAGTTATTCAAACCTCGCGAAACGGCCACGCCTTTCCTCTAATCCAAAATGAGGGGGCGCTTTTTTATGAGGATGAAGAGTACGTAATTAAGAAAACGAAGTATACGCCGGCCGGGAAATTCCTACAGGTCGATATTGACGGAATACATCGTGCGTACGCGGATTTAGGAGATAATTATGTTTACACGACGTCAGGAAAAAAGAAAAATCTATATATCGAAGACATGCTTGATATTGCGCTAAAAGGCTCCGGGTACTCTTACGATGTCACTCCCGCCGGCCTTAGCGACTCTTTCGAAGTCGAGGAATTTGGCAACGGGTATTCACTCGGTCTATTAAACGACATCAAAGATAAGTATTCATGCGAATACGAGATCGTCGGTAAAAAGGTGTATATCGCGAAGGAAATATCCAGAGATACGGACTACGTGATTCGCGACCGGTTAAACGTAAAAGACCCATCGCAAGAACTTGATACGTCTTCAATCAAAACCTATATTCGCGGGTTCGGAAAGAAAGACTCCAAGACCGGAAAATACGCAGTCGAAGCCGAATACACGAGCCCTCTTGCGTCCGTCTACGGTATTAAGCACGCAAACCCGATCATAGATGACTCGTACGGTTCGGGTGATAAAGGGAAGTTGGAAAAACGGCTCGAAAAAGAGCTAACCGATAAGCTCGAAATCACGATTAATCTTACGTACACCGAAGTCGTAGCGCGAGGAATGCAGGACATCCGGAAAGGCGATTATGTTTGGTGCATATTAGAGCCGTTCGATTTAAAAACCAAACTCCGAGTTGTAAGTGTCGAGAGCTATTCCGATCCACATAAGCCGGATAACTTTACTTTCGGTAAACTACGACCAAGTTATAAGAAAACGGTTGCTAGTCTCTTGCGAACGCAAAAGTCTATCTCGAAAATGATCGACTCGTCCAGCGGAAAGCTAAAGGGCAGTGCAGTCGGCGAAAATATAACGATCGGATCGCAAGCGGTTTTCGAAGACGGTTACGACCCAACGAAAATATCAATTCCGACATACACGGTTGCGAACGCCACAACGGACGGACTCATGAGTGCCGCGGACTACGTTAAGTTAGCGAGTATCGTTATGGGGCCCGATGGTCAAGTATCAATCGCATTAGCGACGGCCACTTCGAACGGGTTGTTAAGTGCTGCCGATTTTTCGAAGCTACAGAATATCAAGGTCGGCTCGACGGTAATCGATCTGTCTACATTACCGCAACAGTTGGCCTCGTTAGATAAGAGAATAACAGCGTTAGAGACTCAATAAAGGAGGAATAAAATGCCGAAATACCCGTACAGAAAAGCCGGCATCACTTGGGATCGGACTTTTCGAAATAACCATAACCAAAACCTATCGGACATTGCAGACGATATTCGCGGCTCATATAATGCGCTAAATGCTCATGCTAAAGCTTCAACGGCGCATAAATCTTCACAGATCGCACATGGCGACGGATTAAGTGTTTCGCAAGAGATCGAGATTGCAAAGGCGCGGATTCGCAACCTGGTCTTAGAAGCGGACGGTACTAATGTAAAAGAGGTCGTGGATGCGCGCGTAGACGATGATGGTTTTGTGTATCCTGTGTTGAAAGAAAGATTAGATGCAGATAAGGGAGAAATTAAGACTCAACTGGAAGCAAATAAGAACCAACTAGCAGAAATGTACAAGACGGTTGAATTAATAACCAATTCGCAGGATGCTTTAAGCTATTTGAATAATGTTGAAGCGATGACTACATTTAAGGCGCGGGAAGAAGCTTTATTCTGGCCACAATCTGCAAATATAAACGAGCTGACAAATGAAATCTATGTTGCTTCCCAAGAAAATGAAGGAACAGAACTGAGAATTGAAATTCGCGATCTTGATACAGGTAGTTTCAAAGAAAGAAAATCAATCCCTATAGAATCTGGCGCATATACTGAGGGGCTGTCATTTTTTTATAATGACCAAGGTAACTTATGCTTTATCGTTAAAGCTTCAAAAATGTCTGGATATAATATTTTTAATTATGATACAGGAGAACTCTCGGATTTAATTAGAGCTAATGTAAGTAGTAAATATGCGGCTAACAAATACTATTTTGCTTCGATAACCGTAAATCAAGCCAGCATTCATGCTTATGTGTACACTTGGGAATCGATAAAGATGGGGAATCCCGTTCTATACACCGATTTTACTGTAGACTATATTCCTAACTTAGAGAAGGTACAAGGTATAACCCTAAATGATGGATTCCTATTCATGTCACACGGTAAAAGTAATGGGAGGCCGGCTATATCTGTGTACAACCTAGCTGGAGAACTTTTAAATTACTATATTTACACAAAAGACTCACTCGCTAGTGCGATCAATAAAAAGTTTTCTGACTTCATTCCGAATATTTACAACTATAACTTTGAAAATGAATCGTGCTGTGTGTACAAAGGAGATTTAGTTGCAGTTCAGGTCGTGAATAACGCCGACGTTGTTCTTGTACGGCATAATCGAATGTTGGGATATTCCTTGGATGTAAACGTAAACCAATCTCGCAAAGACACGGGATGGATGGATACAGAATTATTAAATGGTGCGACTGCCTACGTTCCAGAACGCATACCAAGAATACGGAGAATAGGAAATAAAATACGACTAGAAGCCGAACTAAAAGGCGTAACGACTATGGACACAGAGTATATAAGCTACTATCCTGAGTGGTCGCCCGATAGAGTGTTGCCCTTTACGATTCCAACATCAGGAGGGTACAATGCTGTTTGTCAAATCCAACCAAATGGGAAAGTGAAAATATTATCCACAAGACACCCTACTCCTGATGTGAATTCTTGGTACCCAATTGTTTTTGAATGGTATTTGAATTAATGTACGCGGCGACTATTTAAAGGGAGGTAACGGATATTGGCTATTTATAAAAACGGCTCTTACGCGTTCGATATAAACGCAATAACAGAAGGGAATTACCAATCATCTTTTATATTTTCAACGCAAGATATTAATACGGCAAAGTTGATATTTTATTTACGCAAGGACGGCATCCCATTGCCACTATCAGCCGTGACCGGAAAAGTAATCCTCGTTCCGTCCAGCGGTAAGCAGAGAATACGAGATGTCACGATAGTTGATCCGTTGAAAGGTATCGCAGAGTATGTTTTAGATGAGGATGAAATCAAAATGTACGGCAAATTCAACTGTCAACTCATTCTGAAATATACGAACGGGCAATCACTCTCTGCTCACAAATTCGGGTTTGAAATATCGCAAAGTCTTGCGGATCAAAACATCGCACCTCTCGCAGAATATTACGTCGATGATTTCGAATCATTAAAGGCGTTAATCATAGCGATGTATGACGAAGAAACAGCAATGCTCGACGAATTAAAAGCGAAGTTCTCTGATCTCGACCGAATTGAAACGAAAGAGGGAGCGCAAGAAAAGGCAGATGCAGCGGAAGCTAATGCGAAGGCTTATACGGACGAACACGCAGCTAAGACGGACAATCCTCACAAGGTAACGAAAGCTCAGGTGGGGTTAGCTAACGTCGATAATGTCAAACAAGCGAAGAAAACTGAGTTTGATAACCATGTCAATGACACGAGTAACCCACACGCTGTGACAAAAGCGCAGATTGGCTTATCGAATGTAGATGACGTGCAGCAGGCGAGTAAGATAGAATTTAAGGCACATGACGACGATACTACACGGCATATCACGGCTGATGAGCGAACAGCTTGGAACGCTAAAGAAACAACGAATGGCGCGCAAGAAAAAGCGGATAAGGCGCTTGCTGACGCCAAGACTTACGTATCTAACTTTTCGTGGGTTGTTGCGACTTTGCAGAACGGCTGGTCTCACTACAACGGCGGCGAAGATGTAGTTTTTGGAATTGACGCGTCGAAAACAGTATGGGTGCGAGGGGAAGCAAAAGGAGGCGTTGTTGGAACGACTGTTTTTACACTCCCTGAAAACATGCGGCCGCCACGATCTATGGGTTGTATACAAATAGCGTCAGGGTCGGCACAGGTTGCTCGGATTGCATACAAATCTACTGGGGAAGTCATCGTAGAAAGCGTATCCAGTAACCCGAACTATATTAAATTTGATTTCGCGTTTAAAGCGCTGTAGAGGAGGCGTTATCAAATGAAACAAATATACAAATACGACAACAAAATGAATTATGTGCCGTCAGAAAATATGATTATCAATGACGGCGAGGAGATTCCGGAAGGGTACACAGATATCCCTCCTGTTAATCCCGACGGCGCCGGCATGTATAAACCGGTGTTCGATAAAGGCAAATCGGAATGGCGCGAAACAGCTACACAAGAATACATCGACAGCTTACAGCCGCCTGACCCCGGACCGTCAGAAATCGAAGTCCTTCAGAAACAAGTGGCGGATCTATACTACTTAATCGCGTTAGGAGGAGCGTAAATGGCAATCGATTGGTTTACGTATATTAAAGGGTTTTATGGGAACGGCCTTTGGACGAAAAAGCAGGTCCACGACGTCGTCGCAGTAGGACGGATCACACCGGAACAATATGAAGAGATTACCGGAGATCCTTACGATCCGGATAATCCGCCTAGTGAAGATGTTGCTTAATTAACGGAAAGGAGGGCGCCATAATTGGGCGAACTAGACGTAATTAAATATTTTTTAACGCAAGGGCCCTTCGCGGTCCTTTTTACGTGGCTTCTTATTTACGTCATGAAGTCGAACCGGGAACGCGAATCAAGGCTGCAGGATCTACTCGATAAGTTTAGCGATAAGTATGATGTCATCATCGATAAGATCGATAGACTAGAAGAAAAATTTCGCGGAAGAGAGTAACCAAATAAACGCAATACGCCCGTCAGGTGAGAGTCCCGGCGGGCTTTTTTAATTTCGAAAGGAGACGATAAAATGGCGATTTCAGTACGTAAGAATCTCGTCGCATCAAGTAAGTATTCCGTTAAGTGTCCGTATTCTATGGATGCGAAATACATTACGTTCCACAATACGGCGAACGACGCATCAGCGGACGCAGAGATTCGGTATATGATCGGAAACAACAACGAAGTATCTTACCATTTCGCGGTGGACGATAAGGAAGTCGTTCAAGGAATTCCGACGGATCGTAACGCGTGGCATACCGGAGACGGTAGCGGATCAAATTCCGGAAACCGTACGTCTATCGGCGTAGAGGTTTGTTATTCGAAATCAGGAGGCGCTAAGTACAAAGCGGCCGAAAAGCTGGCGATTAAGTTTATTGCGCAACTGTTAAAAGAGCGCGGCTGGGGCGTTGATCGTGTCCGAAAGCACCAGGATTGGTCCGGCAAATATTGTCCGCATCGCGTGCTCGCTGAAGGACGTTGGGAATCTGTAAAGGCGGCAATCGCGGCGGAACTTAAAGCGCTCGGCGGAAAATCAACGTCATCTTCATCCGCGAAGAAATCAGCGCCAAAAGCTTCCGGGTCTACTTATACCGTCAAGAAAGGCGACACACTTTCCGAAATAGCGGAGAAAACAGGCGTAAGTGTAACGAAGCTTCAATCGTACAACGGCATCAAGAACGCGAATAAAATTACGGTCGGCCAGGTGCTCAAACTTAAAGGCGGATCGTCTAAGCCGTCGTCCGGCGGTAAGAAATACGTCTACCTTCCGGCTTCGGCCGATTCTTGGCGTATCTATCCGACTAACAAAGCGCCGGTTAAAGGAAATGAATGCGGCTACTTGCGCCCTCAGAAATTTGGCGGTCTGAAGTACGAAGTCCTTGCGAACCCACAAACGGACGTCTATACGATCAAAACGGATCAGTTCGGAAAAGTAAATATCTATGCTGCGAAATCAACCGGCGCAACAATAAAATAACCAAAAGGGAGACGATAACATGCAAGACGTTTTAATTTTCGCGACTGTACTGGCGCCTATTTTAACGGCGCTTGTTCAACTCGTTAAGAAAACGGTTAAGCTTCCAACTAATGTAATCCCGGCCATAAGCTTCGTAATTGGTATCGGATTGGGCGCGGTAGCATATCCGTTTACTGACCTCGACTTGGTGCTGCGGCTATGGGCCGGCGGCTTTGCGGGATTAGCTGCGACAGGTCTTTTTGAACTCGGAGCCAAACGCGAAGGTACAACGAAATAACGAAACTTTTAGCGAGTGCTTACGTATAATAACGTAGGTGCTCGCGTACATAAAAACTCATTGCGGATAAGTTTGGCGCCGTAGTATAATTTTACTAACTCATATAACGGAGGTTAGGCAGATGGTTAATTTCATTAAATACGTAGGACTGGCTATTTTGGCGTTAGGAGTTATTTCTTTTTTTGTACTAGGCTTCGGATTAAAGGCGTATACGCCGGGATTGTCGGAAGGTTATACGTATGCCGATCCTCACCCGTTGCGTTGGTTCTTTGCTGCTGCGTCATTACTCGGGGCGTCATTCTTCGGAAGTATGCTGCTCGGGTTGTCCCGCATCCTATTACACAAGGAATCAGAATCCGAACATATCCGAGAAATCCAAGAAGATATCCGCCTAATGAAAGCTCGCGGCGGAATTGTAAAATAGATAGTAGCGCCCTGTCCTTCGCGGATGGGGCGATTTTTTTGTTATGCAGATGATTGTTTCTCTTTCGGCTTTGTTATCGACTGGATGAACGCAGTAAAGGTCGGCGCCTGGAATACCTTAAATGGAAACGAAGGCAATCCGTATCGCGTATTCGACAGAATCAATACGTGCGGAAACATTATCCGCTCGGGATTCTGCCACGGTTCCAGCGCAATAATGCCCGACTGGAAAAACGCTTCGTACCGGTCTAACTTTTCGCGCATCTGTTTTTCCGAATAAACTGACCGCTGCACCTCGATAAAGAAAGGCGTCCGCCGATATAACGCAAATATATCCGGCTCGACCGTTCCCTTTTCGCCGTACTTCGGCTCCACCAAGAACGACTCCAACGCCTGCCCTCGCATCTCTTTATAAACGTTACCTATCGCAAGAAAATGATCGATCTTGGCGCTGTTCTTTTTCATCGTCGTTTCGCCGCCAAAGTAAACGTAAGGCTGGCGCGCCGTAGATCGCTGAATATGTCCGTCTCTAAGTAAACGCAGCAGAACGTTATTGGCTGCGTATTTTGGTCTGCGTAAATTTCCGAAATGTAATTCGGCAATCGTATCGCGATCCATTACGCGAAATTTATTAAGATCCGCAATGATCGCTTTATCTCGGTTAGTAAGGGCCATCGATAAACACGTCCTTTTCCGTTAAGGTTTCCGGCTCGGCTGCCGGTGGTTGCGGTGGCGGGCCGTCAACAAAACGGTTATTCCAGTTATCGATCCGATACGCGTCGAGAACCTTATCGGCATTCTCTTCCGATAAATAAGGCGCCTGCAGTTCGGTTAGTTCATCGCGTTTAATTACGAATCGGCCGGGCGTCGTTTTGCTAATCTGTTCACTTCCGGGCGTACCGATAATTTTTGCGTTAGATGCGTCCGTAGTACGAAAGCCCATCCGAACTGTTAATAAGCTGCGGATTTTTGTATCGAGAATATCGTGAGAAGGTCGCTGCAAGCTTAAGATTACGTAAATACCAAGCGCTCTCCCAAGCGATACTAACTGAACGATGATCTTTCGCATTTCTTTATCGTCCATTATCATAACGATCTCATCGATACAAAGCAGGATATAAGGCGGCTTAGTCGCGGCCGGTAATTTATCGACATGCGTAACGCTATGTTTGTTTAACGTCTCGCTGCGCTTTTTTAATTCAATCGCAAGAAAGGAGAGCATAACGGCGAGGTCTTCCGGATATACACATACGCTTTTTACGTGGCCGACACGTTTGAATAAGTGAAATTCACTCATCTTCAGATCGCCTAAATAAAGGTGAAGCTCGTCGGACGTCTTGTGTTGGATGAGCGTTGTCAAAATACTACGGAGCTGCGTACTTTTCCCTGCGCCGGGCTCTCCGGATATAAGGCAGTTAGGTTCCGTTATTGCGTCGTAAACCATCCAATTTCCGTTTATATCCCTTCCACAAACAATCGGCAGCCCTTTACCGACCAAAGCCGGCCCTATATTCGAGAAGCTATACGGCAGGGCTCCGGCTTGTGGACGTTTGTATATCGTTAATACGTACTTCTTAAGCTCGCCTTTTAACTCGATACTTTCCCCGAACACTTGCTTAAAAACGTACACCTTTTTCGCGACGTCTTTCGGGTCCATACCGTTGAGTAGCGTGAAGACATAACGCGTGAAATGTTCGTTTATAGTGACGTCATGAATCTTAGGATATCGTCGCGCCTCCTTACCGTTAGACAGCCGATTTCCGATATACAGATTCGCAGCGTTAAAAGCATATTTCAGCGTATTTTTAGCGTGCATAGAACGGAGCATATCTAATACTTTCGGCAAGGTGATCGCCTCCTATAACGTGGTGAAGAACCGAATCAATAAAGCGAAATATCCAACGGGTAGGCCGATCTTAAGCAAGCCGTTAAGCGCGTCCGCAATGTATGAGAATTTACCGCCAAACAAGCGCCCCTCTAGCCAAGCTGCACCTATACAAACAAGCCCGGCTCCGCCAACCAAAACGTACAGGCCGACGACCTCCGGCGTCATATCGAAAAATCCCTCTAATGTTAAACCCGGCACAAACGAAAAAGCTCGCGTTCCTCGGTCGTTCTTTCGTTTCGTTTTACTCAACTCTCTCACTCCTTAACAAGTTTTGCGATTCCTTTTATACCGGCGTTTATCCGGCCTAAAGTGCGGTAGGTTAACACGGTTGTAACCGTTACGGAGTTTTGTTTTAAGTGCGGTCGATTAACTATAAGCGTAAGGGAATCGTCTGTGTAGCTACCGTGTAGGTGCTGTGTAGTAAACGTTACGCTGCGTCGTTTGTCCAGTATGTCATTTTCTTTCGCGAGGTATAAAAAATGACGTTATGGACAAGGCTGTTTTTAAAAACGGGAGAGGGTGCGGACATGTTTTCGTTTTTCAATATCGGCAAGCCTCGGACAAGGTTCGGAAAGTGGATTGATCGAGAAGGAATTACGCAAATTGAAATCGAGGAAAAGGCGAAGCTTAGTCGCGGGACAGTCTCGAAATTATGTAACGATACCGAGTACGTCCCGAAGCATTCGACGTGGTCGAAGATAGAACGGGCTCTCAAATCGATGGGGTACGAAGTGGATCGCGAGGATTATTTTAGTAGCTGA